TTTTTCAAATGCAATTGCTTTAATTTCACCAGCAATTTGAGCGAGTTCTCGCTCACCCTCAAGCCTGATTTGTAAGAATTGATTTTCGGCAAGCTGTGCGTTCCGAATTTTTTCATTAATTTGCGCAATTTGCTGCTGCATTGCAAGCTGCGCCATAAGTTGCGGCAACTGGCTTTCGCGTTCTTTTTTGGCTTTGCCGGCGCCGGATTTTGTGCTGCTTGGATCGTCATATCCACGAACGCCTGCATTGAGAGGGCGCCCGTCAGTCCTGCGAACCGGGTTTCCTTGAGCGTCGTAAACAATTCCAGCAACGGTAAAGTCGACCATTTTGCCCTCGTCGTCGACCCGAATACCTTGTCTTTCAATACTGAGGCGAATTTTGAATGTCTTATTGATTCTTGCCAGCTGATTTTCTAGCTCTGCAATCTTCATCTTTAACTGCATTGCCTGTCTTCCGGTCGCCTGCATTCCAGAGCCATTGTCCTCAAGGCTTCTCCTTGCCGCCTCAAGCTGTTTTTCTAGCCGCTGCTGCGTATCTTTTAATTGCTCAGTGCTTCCGACTCCGTTATCAATCAAATCTTTGTATTCTTTTTGCGCTTGATTGTGCTTATACAGAGCAACGCTTGCGGCAGCAATTCCTGCGGCAAGTGCTACCCAAGGATTAGCAAGGGCTGCAAGGTTGACAGACATAATTGCGCTTGCCGCTCCAGCAGCAAGAACCCCCACTTGCTTTAAGGCCAATGCAATGCCACCAAGTTGAGCAACAAAAGCGACAAGTTTTGCCACTCCTAAAGTGGCAGTAAATCCAGCAACGGCAATTGCAAGTGAGTCAAAATTATTTGCCAATGTCAACACAGCTTCACCAATTTTTGGAAGAGTTGCAACCAGCGCTGGTGAAATATTTTCAATAAAATTAACAAATATTTCCTGAAATTGAGCGCCAATTGGTTGCAAGCTTTCGCCGATGGCAATCCGCATATCGTTGAAAGCAATGTTTAGGCGAGCGCCCGCTTCTTCGCTTGAGCCTGCAATTGCTTGTGCAACATCAGCATATTCCGCCCCAAGCGCTTCAATAAATTTCATCAACTCGTTCAAGCCAACTTGTCCCTGTTCAAGCGCTTTTTGCAGCTCAGGCAGGGTCATATCGTTCGCCTTGGCAAACTTGGTAACCGCACCAGGCAAGCGCTCACCAAGCTGACCGCTTAGTTCTTCAGCGCTTACCTTGCCTTTTGAGAACACTTGCACCATTGCGGTGATGGCGCCGTCAACGTCTTGCGCCGAACCTCCAGTAGCCTTGATTGCTGCCGTTACATTTTTTAATACCAATTCTGCGTCGCTAATTGGTCCTTTCGCCCCAGTTACTGCAGCGGTTAATTTTGTCATGCCTCCAATTGCTACGTCCTGAGGCACATTCAAGTTGCGCGTGACATCTTCTGCTGCAGCCATTGCACGATTAAAGTCTGCCTGGCTTTTGACTGCGCTGCGCAACGCAATCTCCATTTTTTGGATTTGCGCTGCATAATCCGCAAAACCACCAAGTTGCTGCCTCAGTCCACCAATCTGCGCACCAAAAGCGGCACCAGCAAATGCGCCGCCAACACCAAAGGCGCTACCAATTGCACCACCAAGGAAGCCCTCAGGTCCGCCAAAGATGCCGCCGCTAAGCGCAGCACCAGCTGCTTGGCTCATCTGCATGCCGGTCATGCGGCGGCGGCCCTGCCTGACTTGCAACCTTTCAGACTGAGCATCTAATTCTTGGATGCGCTTGGTTAAGCGATTGAAGTCCCCATCCGCTGGTGACAACTGGTTACGCAATGCTGCAATTGCATCGCGCAACTTGCCAATAGAATTTACGCTGCCATTATTTGCCCTTGCAGCATTGTCAATTGCTACTCGATATTGACTTAAATCAATCGCTGCGGCTCTTGCAGCGTTCGCTTGCGCTCGATATGCAGCTTCTGGATCGCTAAGACCCGTCGCACCGGAAATACCAGTAGCGGCAGAAGGCAGCCCCTGCCTCCCCATGAATTCAATAGCGCGTGGATTGCGGAACTGAGCCTCTCCAAAAGTAAATTCAGTCTGTCCAGTCAGCCGGCGAGCGCCACCACTAATCTCTTGCCCAGTGCCAGCGGCTGTTGTTTGCCCAGCCGCAGGCAGCGCCAACGGAGTAGCAGCAACACCAGCACGCACACGCTGACCAAGCTCAGCAAGCGCCTGCTCCTGTGCGCGTACTGCCGCACGATTGAAATAGTTCGCTCGCGTCGCAGCATTTGCAGCATTCTCTTGCGCAGTCGCAGCCTCCGTCGCCATCTGGCCGACGTAGCGATAACTGTCGCCAAGCTTGCGAATTTGCTCAGAAAGCTGAACGCTTTCATTGCTGAGACGAGCAAATTCAGCCTTGCCCTCAGTCGTTGAAGTGTCGACTTCCTGCAGTCGTCCCTTTAGGAAGCTCAAACGCTGAGCAAGATCAACGGCAGCTTCAGAAGTGCCACGCACACGTTGCCGATATTCCTCAAGTACTACTGCTTGACGGCCAGCTTCCTCGCGTCCAACTGCTTCAAGCCCAGCAATCTGCGAAGCCATTGAACGACTCAATGGCGTACCAGCAGGTGCAGCAGCAAAACGCTGCCTTGCCGCAGCTAGTAATTCATTGATTTTTGCGGTCGATAATGATTGAATTTGATCGCGCAGCTTGGTCAGCGAACGAATCAACCCTTGAACTTCATCGTCAATGCCCGTAAACGACTTCTCAAGCTCAACGCGAGTTTCTTCTGCGGCATTACGCAAACGGTCATAAATAATTGCAATGCCAGCACTGGCTGCAATCGCACCGGCACTTGCAGTAGGTCCAAATGCAGTAAATGCATTCGTAACCGCATCCATTGCCTGATCCAGGCCGGCGACCTTCGCCTGCAATGCAGCAACATTGCTTGCAGCCTCATTGAGCCTTGCAATTGCTTCAGGGCTGACAAGTGCTTGTAGCTTTTCACCAGCAAATGGAACAGCACCAAGTCCGCCTTTTAGTCCAGAAAGAGATGCACCAGCACCTTGAATGAGACCAGATAATCCACCAAGCGCACCAGCTCCACCACCAGCAACCGCGCCACCAACTCCAACTGCAGTGATACCCTCAACAGTTCGAGCAACTTGACCAAAAGCAGTTTTGCTCTGCTCTCCAAGGCGCTTGAACAGATTAATACTTTGCTGAATGCCAGTTTGTAGGCCTCCAATGGCGCCCTTGGTCGCATTGACAGCGTTCTTGCCAAAATCAGCAAGCTCTTCCTGCCTTAGCTGACGCATTTTGAACGTCAGCGATTCGATGTCAGCCTCGAGATCATTGAAAGCCTGAGAGCTAACCCGTGTTTGACTTTGTAGTTTTTTGAGCTGGGCAATGTATTTTGCAACTTCAGTCGAGCTGTTTTTTGTCGATGTTGCAGACTTGACCAAAGCATCACGCTGCCTGATCAAGCCTTCGGACGCGCCTTTTAGTTCCTGTTCAAGACGCTTAATTTCACCGTCAAGTTTTTTGTAAGTCGAACCCGTAATATCAGCCTGACTTTTCAGCTTACGAAAAGCTTCAACCTGACCCTTAATTACCGCTTCACTGTTATTTGCACTGCGTACATATTCCTTGATCCCATCGGTCGCTTTATTAATTGCATCATCAGTAATATCTATCGTGCTTGTCAGACCCTTGAATGCGCTTTTTAGCCGCGTCAGCTCCTCTAGGCCCTGAATGCCAACCTTGATGTCAAGAGGAGCAACCTGCTTAGCCATCTTTTTTGTTTAGCTCACTCAAGGCCGCCGCTTCCATGACTTGAATATCTTCAAGCAGGAGCCGCTTGTCCTTCACATCATAAAGCTGACTCACCCATTGGAGCACTTCATATTTCAAGCCAACGTAGCCACCCATTGTGACGTTCCATTGAGTTTGCATTTTTAGGAAAATTTCTAAACATTCCCAATTCTCCTCCCACACCTCAAAATGCTCTGATTCATCGCGGCGCTGTTCATTTGGAAGCCTGATGCCAAAGGCGGCAGCATCATCCGCAGTTTTGTCTTCTACGATTTTGCCGCCCTTGGCCCAATAAAGCGCCGCTTCCTTCAGTTTCCCTGGCGGGCACCTTCAAATGTCTCGGTGTACGCCTTCAGCACACCACGAATCCAATAGGGATCATCCGAAAGCTCACGCATGGCCTCAATCGAAAAAGGCAGCTCCTTGCCATCCTCGTCTTGGATGCCTTCCCATCCCACCATGATCACCTTCAACAAGTCGAGTTCGCCCTTCTCTCCAAGCTTCTGAAATTCCTTGCGGCCAACACGCTTGAATTTCGCGTCAAAGGTCACCGTGTCAAAAGTGCCGCCGTCACTAGGCTCTTCGATGCTGACCGGCCAAGAAAAGACCTTAACTTTTTTACGAACAAATGCCATGCGTAATGGACGCGATACTCCAACAGCATACACCCGACAAAAAGGGGCCGCATTAGCGGCCCCGTGCCCTCAGTCTTCAATCACATCCTAATCAGGTGTAAACGAAGCTGAACTCATCGTTACCAGATGTTGACGGAACACAGGTGAACGGGATGGTCAGCATGTGGATGCCATCCTGATCGCTGTAGCTCACATCGCCGATATCGACTCGGGTAGAGGCGAAATCGAAGATGTTGCCAGCGGTCTGACCGTGCTGGAACAACAGGTTACCCAGGGTGCCGTCGCTCAGCGCTGCAGTGAAGTAGTCCTTCTGAGCAATGGTCGGGGCTTCGATCACGACGCTTCCGGTGCTGGCACGATCGGTCAGCAGCACCTGCTTGGTGCAGTTGATCAGATCGCGATACACAAGAGTGTTGCCGATGTCGAAAGTCACCGACTGGAGGCAGCCGCTATAGGACAGCAGCTCGAAGCCAGTCGTGTTGCCCTGCTTGGCGATCACAGGCGTTGCTTGGTCCGCGTAGGTGACAGAGGGAGCAGCGGTATCAGTCGGTGCGTTGTACACACCAGTGAAGGTGAAATCAATAGAAGGGATTTCACCCACTGCCATGTTCAGCGTGAAAGTACCGCGAGCACCGGTCACCTTATGCAGCACGCCATCAATGTTGTAATAGATGGTGCAGCTACCGAAGCTGGAGCTAACAGGCGCATAAGTTGCACTAGTACCAGCAGAAATGGTTTCACTCATGCCGCAAGCAAGCAGAGCCTTGCCATAGCGAGGAGCGGTGCCAGCAGTACCAGAACCAGCAAGCTCAACGCTGAAGGTGCATTCAACGCGAGTGTTGGCCAGGAGCTGCTCAGATGCACCCAAATAAGGGCGCACAAGGTCGCGGCTTACGACATCACTCTGCAGGGGAGTGATGTTCAAATCCCGCACCAGAATGGCGTCGGCGCCGTCTGGAGTCGGATCCGTCCCGTAAGTGCCTTCCGATTCCAGAAGAATCAGGCGTTTCCGAGTTAGAAGGGGCATTGGAAATTACCTCTGGTCGTTCAGGTGGCAGCGTCCGTGAAACAAGGGTACGAACGCCTGTCTCGGGGTCAAGGATGTACGAGCCACCTTGCCCTTGAAACTCATCCATTACTGTAAATCGGGTGGCTTATCAGACTTTAGGACGACAAACTCGCAACACTCGTTCTGTATTGAACGATATAATCATTAAAAATTACTCCTGCAGGCTGATCGGCGTCGACAAGGGTGAATGACACCTCATCAGGCTGCACGTCAATCGCGTAACCACCAACAGTTAAGTCACGCACCATCCTGGCGTGCATATCCTCAATTACTGCATCAGCAATCTGATCTGGAACGTCTCCCCTCACGATCACGCTAACCCTGACCCGCATTCGCCAATCCAACGTCGGCAAACTTGTGTTCTGCGTTGGCGTGTCGCTGATTGGTTCCACCACAATCGCTGGCGACTCAGCACGTTGCACAGCGGTTACGCGACTTCGATAAACACGACCGTTCACTCCCGCAGTCGGCGTCAACGCGGTAGTAATCGCTCGCAAAATTCGCTCACGCTTGGTCACCATTGAATCCTCGCTGGGGAAGCTTGCCGAACGGCCCAGGATCTGCGCCGCCGCTCACAATTGATTTCGCTCGATAATAAATGTAACAGTCCGTTTTGCCCGCCACCTCCAAAGCCTGCATCACCTTGACCCAGTTTTTGAAAGTTTCGCGGTCCATAGCCTTACGCCTTGACCTCTATTGCGCTTATTCTTCCGCGCTGAAATTGAATCGTCGTTGTATCACCAATATTTGCAATATATAGCGCAACCTCGTCACCATCTGCCAGTTCAACCATCCAGAAGCAGAACAGCTTTGCAATCTGTCCCGTAGAACCGCTAAATGCACGGCACTCAGACTGGTCAATGCCAACGCCATTTTTAGCTAGCTTGATGCCAAGTGTATGGTTATTGCCGGCATAGGCGTCCATGCTTGCCTGCACCATGAACAACTTGGTGGCGCCGCTGTCATTCTTCAAACCAAACGTATCGCTCGTTCCCAGCACCACCTGATAATCCGTTGCGCTATCAAAAGTCGCAGTCAGACCAGTGCTTTGATACGTTCCAGCTTGCGCAATCGCAATAGTCCCAGCGGTGGTCTTGCTGGCCTGTCCTCTTGCCAGCACACCCTCGATGTAATACGGAAGTGCCGCCCAAGCACTAACACCATTTCCTACCTTGTATTTCCGCGTATCAGTCTCAATACCCATTTCGCCTTCAAGCAAAATCGGGTTATTAGCAGTCCACTGAGCAGCGCTGCCATTACGAATTAAGAATCGAGTGATTGTGTCGCTCATGGAGCACCGCCGTTAAGTACGTTTCCGGCCACATACTCAGTCGCAGGGCCGCCTCCATCAAGAATAACCAAGCTCTCTGTATCGACACCATCCCCATCAAGCACTGCAGGCGACACGTCCGCCAACACAGGCGTCGCGCTGCGTTGCAGCATCAAATCACAAAACCTCCCATCATCAAGCAATTCAACTGATCGCACCGTGTAAGGCAGGCCATCAACGTTGACTCCCGCTCCATATTGCAAATCACCAAACAGGCTCGCAAGGCAGGTGACCTTGTAATCGGTCGTCAGCACCACACCATCCGCCACCATCTCACTTGGCATGTCAAGGATCCCAAGCCCACTCGCTGATCCAGCCGAAATCGGTACACCGAAATCGGCGAGGAATACACTCAAGTCTTCAGTGAATGCCATCAGCAATAGCAGGCCCGATGCCAGGGCAGAGCGGGAACAAATGAATTCTAGCCTGTATTAGTCGGGGACACTAGGAGTGCGGGTTAAGGCACAGGAACTGCGGTTTTATATGGGTGATCAGCAGGGAGGTTTGCAGTGAGTCCCCATTTGTGGGCTAGGTAGCCTTCTAGTTTTTGGCGATTCGTTGTCCTCAGCAGCGTAGAGCTTACAATCACTTCAGCAAATTTAATGGCTGGACTGTAACCAAGTGCGCCAGAAAATCTCACCGCCCCGAAATGAAGATCACTATCAGTAGCGTAACCAGTACTAGATGGGGCGGTGTTGGTAGATGTTGTAATCTGGTTTGCCAGATTTAGTTCTATTTGCAACCCGTTCGCGAATAACAAAGTGCCATTAGTGGAGTTTTTGCTATTTAGTATTTGCGCTGTATTTGCTGCACGTGCATACGAATTACTGCCTAAGCGACCCAAGCCAAAGGATGTAGACTCAAAAAAAGTCACGATAGACTCTCCCGATAGAACTCCGGTTCCACTTACTAGAGCTTGACCTCTGGCACTTGGATAAATTCCACTGCTACTCCCCAGATTGCCGTATCCCCAAAAAAGGGCGCTACTTGTATCAGCCGCTGCTGCAGCAGTTGTTTGCGTCACCATGTAGACATCTAACGCATTGAAGCTACCGATTCCCGTGATGGAAGACGTAAAGCTATCGCCAGTGCCATCAAGTTGGACCGCTGGCTTGTTGGTACTCATACCAGTGGCGCTGTAGGTAGGGTTGCCAGCAGCAGTTGCATTATGGCCATTCCCACTTTTGTCAGTCCAAGTAGTAACAGCACCACCGCTCTCAGTAATCGTGCTTGCATCCGCAGCATCCAGCCACAGCGCCGTATCAATATCAGCCGGTGTCCAGTTGTTCTTCTGAGTCCCCGTAATAATCCAGCTCATCGCAACACCTCCGTTTGATTAGTGGCAGTGACTAATAGGTCGTGGTTTGTGTAGGTCATATTGCGTACCTCACGATGACAATGCCGGAGCCGCCGTTGTATCCGGCAAAAACTGCGCTACGAGAACGGCCACCTCCACCACCCCCGGTATTCGCCTGTCCGGGTGTTCCATTATTTAGTCCATAACTATCCCCACGACCTCCTCCTCCTAGTCCGCCCAATCCGCCATATGAGAAACCGCCTCCACCACCACCTGCATAGGCGGTAGATGTGCCTGTTATATCAGAAACGGCGCCATCTCCTCCAGCGCCAGCATTTGGATATACACCTATCTGTCCTGGTGTTCCTGTGCCACCGGCTCCACCATTTCTAGCAACGATAGACGAGGTTCCTGAACCACCTGTTCCGCCAGTTGCAGTAATGCTATCAAACGTAGAGTTTTCACCATTACCACCATTAGCGTTAGCTACGCCAATTCCGCCGGATCCAACGTAGATAGATTTTATGCCAGGTATCAGCACTAATGAACCCGTCAGAAACTCACCAGCATCTCCACCATCTCCACTGTTTCCAGATGCGCCAATACCTCTTCCGGCTCCACCTCCAGCAACGACAAGATATTCAAAAGACCCACCTTGCTTGATAGTTAGCTGAGATGATCCAGTAGTGGTAAATACATGCACTCGATAAGGATTGTTTGCAACATCAATGTAAAACACCTGATCGCCACCTTCAGCCCATGTATTTGGCTGATTGCGAAGTGTCACCTTCCCCGGCACATAAATCGGGCTCATGACATCACCTCCGCAGCAATCGTAGTGTTGGAAACTTGTGTGTAGGTCATGGTATAGCTGCTCCGATAGCGGTGATTAGAGCTGACACGCGGGTGTCAAGGGCGGCTAGGTCTAGGGATTCGCCGATGGAATAGAAATTAAGTCTTCCATCTGCATATCCAGCAGTTCCAAAGACTCTAATGTTCTCCGCTGTTGGCGTAACGCTTGTTGTTGAATGAGAAGCATTGCTGCCTCCGTTTCTTGAAATGAAAGTAGCAGAATCTGATCTGTTGGTGCCAAAAAAGCCGAGGGAAAGCGTCCTAGTCGAAGACGAAAGGGTCCTGTTTCTGAAATAAATGTTATCAGGAACTGGGGAAATCGTAAAAGCTGATGTGGTGGCAGCCAGGCTGTCAGTCCCTAGAAAATATCTGTTTACGTCACGTGTATTATTTTCTGTGATGTAAATGGAATAGTGATGACTGTTTTGTGGATATGACGCTTGTGTTTGGTTGCTGTCTAGGTACTTGGAACTGCCGTCTCCTTTTAGCCCTGTAATACGGCTGTAATCCCCGGACACGAAGTTGTAGTTCGTTGGCGCAGTCCCCACAAGCGGAACCAAAGCTCCAGCAAGCGTGCGAGCACCTGCAAGGATACAACTTGCCTTAATCGCATCCCAGATGCCATCATTCTTGCAGCCAAGGACAAAATCATTGATCGCCTTGGCTACACCAAATTCCAGCTCCTGGCCATCGGCTGCCTCCACAGCAGCGACATACGACACTGCTTCAGGTTCGGTCAGTCCGTTCCAACCAGGCACCCATCGCAGCGTCATACATCACCTCCATCGGGCTCAGTAGTGTCGTTGTCTACGACTGGTGCCACCCAGTTGGGATCGTATGGGGTGCCATCAGGATTGAACTGAGGCGGGGTAGGACCAACGTAATACGGTCCAACCTTGAGGTCTTGGCACACCTTTGTGGCCATGCTGGTGGCATAAGCGCCAACCACTTCTTCAGGAGAGATGCCTTCAAGGGAGGCAGTAGCGATGATGCCGGGGACGAGAGTGTCGTCGATAGAGATGTTGAAGGTTGCCATGATGATTAACCGATGAGCCAGTTTGTACCGTCAGAATAGACGGGGACAGTGTTTGCACCACCGCCTACAGGTGCTGCCGCGAAGGTTGTGGACGTTGCATCTGAGACAAAACCTCGCGTACCAGCGCCAACTGTTGCTGCGGCTGGTAGTTGTGAAACAAGGACAGGAACTTGCTTGACGTAGCCAGTGCCAGTAGATCCGTCAGTGATTTTAATGACGCCTGCGGAGTCACGGGCAATTGCAAGATCAGTGCTAAATTTAATTAAGCCACCTGACCGCGCATCAAACTCTAAGCCTTGAGTTCCAGTTACACTGGTTACTTTTAGTCGAAGAGTTGGCTGTGTATTTGGGGAATAAATTACATTTGTGCTACCATCAATTCCAAGCCCATTGGTATTAGAATAAGTATGTATTGCAGTTCTATTTGTCGTTGTTGGGGCAATTATTGTACCCACGCTTGAGACCGCTAATTGTCTAGTGCCGTTTACCTGCAACTCCAACAGGCTCCCACCAAACCCACTCGCTGCATTAACACCAAGGCCAGTACCACTCGTGCTCCACGCAGTCGAAGTGGTACCAGTGGGTTCAATCAGCAGTTGAGGCTTAGTCGTGGTAGCAGTGCCACCAGTGAACCAAGAACCAGTGAACGAAACAGGCGGCGTAGATGCAGCACCTGCCAAGCTGATGTTGATCTCACCAGTGCTGCCGATGCTGGCAGAGGTGAGACCAGCTTGAGCACCTGCAGAGTTGTACGTCAGTTGACCAGAGCTGCCAGCAACTAATGCGACGGTGCCAGTGGCATCTGGGAAGCTGATCGTGCGGTTAGCAGTAGGCGTGACCACCTGCACGGTGGTTTCGTAGGTGCCGCCGTCATCAAGGTTGATGTCACCGCCGACGCCAAGCTCTTTGGCGCTGTCGTTCCAGGTCAAATCAGCGGAGCCGGCTAGTGCGCCGCTGCTGTTGTATTGAATTTGCGTATCAGCGCCGGCAACATATGCATCGCCGCCACCGCCAAATGCCGAACTGAGAGTTAGGGTTTCCATGGATCAGATAGTGCCAAGCACAGTCGCGACAGAGGGAGTGCCACCACTTAAACTCACGAGCCGAACGCGCACAAATTGAACCGGAGCAAACAAAACGTATCCATATGTACCATTTGCTGTGATCGTATAATCAACTTGATTTGCCGCTAAATTAAAATAACTATCACCATCAACGCTGCCCTCAAAACGAATAACAACGTTGGTTCCAATATCCGCAACAGTGACCTGAAAACTTAAATTTGCTCCAGTACTCTTCTGTGCTGCCGTGACACCAGGAGCCGTCAGCGCCTCAAGGCTTGCGGTATCAAAAGAGCTGTCGTATCCGAATGGCATTAGATGGCAGCCGCTTCAGCAATCATAACCAAAAAAAAGCCTCAGGTCACCAATGCAACCTGAGGACCCGTCGTCATCCGCTATCAAGCGTACTTCTTCACGCCAACACCGTTGATGGAATAGGTATGGGTGGAGCTGTCTACGGTCGAGACAGCTTTGATCCAGCGCTTGGCAGCACCCTTGGGGAACACCAGATACTGCTTGTCAGCAGTGGTGCTCACCTGAGCAAATGCAACAGCGGCAGAGGCTTGCTCGGTGCCGTCAAGATTGAATACGGTGGTCACATCCGTGTAGCTGCCACCTTCGGTGTCGCTCGACTGAATTTTGACATCCAAGGTCGACGTACCACCGTTCTCAACATCAAGAATGATCACAAGGTCGCCCTCGTAATCGTTCATGTCGACAGCAGTACCGCTCAGAGCGGTAGTACGGGAAGCGGTAGGAGCCAGCGCAAAGTGGCTGAGCTTCTCCAGACCAGTGGAAAGAATGGCCATGATTAGTCCTCCTTAGGGGCGTAGGTGCGTGCCTTGCGCGCGGGCTTGACCGGCTCAGGCTTAACTTCTTCCGTCACCTCGACAGGTGCGGGCTTCTCAACGGCAGGTGCAAAAACAGCTTTGCCGCCACCAACCAATAAATTTGCGTCAGCTTCACTGACCTCAATAAAGGAGCCGGCCGGAACCGACTCCCCCGAGACCATGACTTGACGCAGGATCTCGACCCTCATGATCAAGTACCGAGGCAGAAGGCACCAGGCTGCTTCACAGCCACATCCACGTCCTGCAGGGCAATCACGCGGACGGTGCCAGCAGTAGCACCAGCGTAAGGATCAACAGTCAGATCCAGACCAGACCACATACCCATGATCATCATGGAGAAGTCGCCGAACAGAGCATCGTTGTTGGCAAGCTGGTTGGACACGATCACGGGGTAACCGTTGATCTCGCCATCCTCGAACACGAAGCCAGCAGCCACAGCAGAGCTGGACTTGGCGGTCGATTTCAGCGCACCACGAGCAGCAGCGTTGATGATGTAACGCAGGCTGCCGGCATCAGCGTTAGCAGAAGCAACATCGGTCTCCATGCCGATGTACTCCTCGAAGGTGCCGTAGGTGGTGATGGTCTGGCTGCCAATGCCGGTGGTGTTGGTCAGACCCAGGGGCTGGTTGCTAGAGCCGGTGCCGTAGATAGCAGCGCGGTCAAGCTCAAGAGCAATTACGCGAGCCAGATCGTTACGGATCATGCCCTCAACATCGATCGAGGACTGAAGCAGCAGACGACGGCTGTAATCGACATAAGCACCCACAGTCTTGGGGGTCATGTTGACCTGATCGATTGCCTGCTGGCTTTCGGTCGGGCTGCCGTTCTCACCCACCCAATAGGCAGTAGCAGCGGAGGTCTGACGAGGGATGCTGATGTTGCCTTGCAGGCCGGTCAGCATGGTCACGCCAGCTTGAGCCAGTGCAAGACGATTGCGCAGCAGGTCGATGAACGAACCAGCCAACAGCTCATCAGCAACAAGGTTGCCACCAGCAGTGGGGGTGCCCACCACCAGATCGCGACGAAGCACTTCGTTGGGGATCACGATGCCGTTGCTGGCACGCTCATACTTCTGAGCAGCAGCCTTGCCGACTTCGATTTCAAACTCAGCAGCGCGACGGGCAGAAGCATCACTGGGGTTAGCCAGATAGTTCAGCGCACGAGCAAAGCTGAAAGAGCGAGTCTCCTTATCGGAGAGGCCGACATCATTAGAAGTGATGTCGGCAGAACGGATGGGTTCTTCCATGGGTTGAGAGCCGAGTTTTTCGAGGACGGCAGCGCGAGCCTCGTCGAGGGTGCGACCACCTTCGACAAGCTCACGAGCCAGGTCTTGCATCTGGTGCTTTTCGCCCAGTGCATTGATAGCGGCGATACGGGTACGCTCGGCCTCTGCGGCCTTGGACCGGATCACCTCCAGATCTGGAGTGTTTTCCATTTCGGGTTCAGGTGTTGGTGATGCGGCGGGGGCCGCTTGAATCACGGTCTCATCATTTAGAGACCTGCCAATTCCAATCGTAGGATCAGCAGGTATAGAGACCACGCTGACTTCATAAGGCGACCATCTGGTAGCCACGAAGTCACCGCCTCGTTCTTCCATCTTGTCGATGGAATAACCGAAGCTGATGCCGCGCAAAATATTATCGCGGACATCAGCAAGGATTTCCTGAGCGAAGCTATTACGCGAGAAACGCACTTTGGCGTAGCCGCGCTTCTTCTCCCCATCAACCCAAGCACGCTCTACAACGCCAACGACACGATCTGGATCGTGGTTGAACAGCAGAGGCGCACCGTCATTCAGCCGACCAAGATCAGCCGCGTCCATTTCGTGACTTAGTACTTCGTTACCGAAGTACCGCATCACTGGATATTCAGAGCTAAACGGAAACTCGAAGCTGCGATCATCAACAGCACGGAACTGAACGCTCTCAGTGCGCTGATACTTACCCTCAAGCGAACGAAGCTCCGCAATTTTGGATAAAGCACTGAAGCGATGCCCGGCCATCACATCGGTCTCCTGCCAGCCATCCTCGCCTTCGCGATAAATTGCAATCAAGGCGGCAGGATCTTCTTCGGTGCCGACAATCTCAAAGCTGCTGCTCGGTACATCAATGCGACCGCTGCGCTCAATTCGTTTAATTTTTCCTTGAGCTTTGCCGCCAGGAGTGTTCCATCTGACAAAATCTCCAACCTTTAGAGCATCGGGAGCAGCACGTTCTGCTGTCACAGGTTCAGCCTCAATTTGCTCTACTTTAGAGCGCTCACCTGTTGCTTCTTCAAATTCAAGCGGCTCATAATCGCGCTCGCTCAGCCACGCGCGAGCCTCCGCAGCAGTGAACTCGCTCAGTCGAAAACGAATTGCCTGCAACTCGGCACCGTCCTCGCCCTCTTTGATCCCAAAAATAAAATCAACCCCTTCGCCGCCTGCATCATTACGGCGACGGAAACGGTCGTACTGCTCAGGATCACGCAGTCTTGCTGCATGTTCATTCGGATAAGGACGCTCCATTTCAAGCGCCTCATCCATAGTCAACTCACGGTCAGAGTCCATACGAGCCACAAGTGCATCACTCCATGTTTTACCTGGGTCGCCTCCCCAGGCTGCCCATGCCACCCTTCCTGGCGATGGATATCCTTCTTCTCCAGCACTAAATCCCTCGGCCTGCTTGTCCACTTCATGGCGAGCAAACCATGCGCTCATCGTGCGAATCGTTTCATCACTCAGCTCGTCACCACTCAAAATCTGACCCGCACGCCGAGCGGCAACATCAGTGCCACCCTTGCGACCTTCTTCTTTCCACGCGCGATAACGCCGCGCCTCTTCCTTCATTCCATCAGTCGGCTTAGCGCCCATTACTTCTTCCTCCGGCTACGAGTCGGTGCAGGCGTAGGTGGCTCCTCAGCAGGCATCGGCGCATCTGCAGGCAGCATCGGCTGCTCAATGATGTCCCGATCAAGCTCAACGCCCAACCGCTCAGCCGCTTGCTGCTCCCTAGCTAGCTCAGCCAGATTCTCATCAAAGTCACCACCAAGCTTGGCCACAATTTGCGCCTTGGTCATGTACCCGGCCTGCTCCATCTCCCTGTAAGCCTTCACTTCCTTCAGCGGATCCACCCAGTCCCAGCCGCGTGCCATCCAACGCGGCGTGTCGTAACGCTCAGGGCGAGTCTCAAAATCGTCAAACGGCAGCTCACCCGACAACACCGCCAGCGCCAACCACTCACGGAACACCCGCATGTGGAAGTGCTCGATCAAATATGACTGCACCACCTTCCAGTGCTCGCGATCCTCAAGCAGTGACAACCTGCTGCTCGAATAATTCGTATCACTGAAGTCGCGGCTCAACGTCTCATACGAACAACCGAAGCCACTAGCAAATCTGCGCACCTTATTGCGCACAAACATTTCATACTGCTGATCCGGTGAATCAATATTTGGCACCGTGACGTTCTCGCCCGGCATCAAATACTTGAACATGCCAGGTTCAAATTCACTGATGCGACGCTCATTTTCAATGTCATCCGCAGTAAGTTCACCTTCTTGATTGGTGATAAAGCCCATCACGCTGGCGCCAGCGCGTGCTCTGATTACCGCTGCTTCTTCATAACCCTGAAGCTGATGAGCATCCGTCATCACAGGATGGAACCACGGTACGCCACGATGTTGCTGCGGCCTCTCGGGGATAAACAAATGGATCACATCTTCCGCCGGAAGGAAGACATGCTTTTCATTTCGCTGCGGGGCATTCTGGAACCAGTAGTCACCTGGATGGCGCGTGAGGAAGGCGTACCGCACAGGGCGACCCCATTCGTTGACCTCCACGCCCATCCGCCATTCGTTCCCATTGGCGAGGGTTGGGCCTTGATACTCCTCATCCAAGTAATCAGCCTCAAGCATCTGGAGCGCCAATGGCACCCTGCTACCTCCGAACGACCGACGCACAATCCTGAACAGAGCCTCTCCTGATTCAGGAAGGGCGCCAACAGCCAGCCATTCCATTACATGGAAGCTATGGCGCCCTGCAACGTCACAATGCTGCGCGCGGCACCACGATGCCCACTTGCTTTCAATCAGGTTGTTAATCCGCTCGTCTCGACGGTTGCCGCGCAATGCTGCAACCTGCGACTGAATCTTGATGCCAGCGCCAACAACGTTGATCTGCGTCGTCCGCTTTGCCTGCTTGGCATACGGATTATTCCGCACCATCTCGCGGCTGCGGTCGCGCAGCTTCCGCAAACTGGTGCGAATCTCAGCGTCAGCGCTGGCCTGCGTTGCCATCCAGTCGCTGGTCAAGCGGCTGATAATCGCGCCCGCATAATTGCGGCGCCTTACCGGTACAGGCAGCGCCTTCGGAATCGGCTGAAGACCGAAGCGTTGCAGAATCGCAGTACGGATGCCCATCAGCCTTGATTGAAGCGGACGTAAAGATTGTTTGGATCGCCCAAGCCTGATGCGATCAACTTCGCCTTATTCTCGCGTGCTACCACGGCCTTCAACCTCGACTCCAGCGCCAACAACTCAGTCAGGTCATATCGCTTGAGCGATCGATTGCCGATCCGATACTCCTGCGTCGCGCCACCAGTCATCAATGACCGGATAGCAGCCTGAACAGCATCCAGATCCTTCTGCGATTGCGTCCGGCCATCAAATGCAGCAGGCGAACCTGCATACACCAGCGAAGCCTGAACCTCAATCTGACCTCGGCTGTACTCAGTAACCGCACCGTCACTGATCGCAGTCAACAGCGCTTGGAAATACCAGTTCGGACTGGCATCCATATTTGCGCTAGTCGCAGCAGGCAAAGTCACGCGCCAACCGTTTTCATACGCAACGCCAGTCGCGCTAGCGCCCTCGCCCGCTGTATTCAGCCTGAAATAGTACGTTAAATTATGAGTGGCATTTGTGACTTCATTGCCGAAAATATCCGTGGTAGCGGCATCGATCCACACCACGTCCACGCCTGCAGTAATGGACGAAGGGATCCCCATCAGATGCCTATCTCCTCATTACCCGTCACTTTAGCGCTCATCCTTACCACTGCTTAACAAAACTCCGCTGCGGTGCAGCGCGCCGCGCCGACTGCTTCGGTTTCTCTTCCCTCCGCTCAAGCTGGTCCCATATCGTCCGTCTATCCATCTTCTGGTACAGACGATGCAACGCCGCATACGCATAGTTCATCTCGTCCAATGCTTCGTTGGGGGACTGGCTCTTCTTTACCCACACCCGCTCGGGATACCCGTTCCTAAAACGCAATATCTGTTTCTCCGCTGTCAACTCCTCGAAGTAGTCAGCACCAATCGTCGGGAAGAAATGCAAATATCCAGGCCCCGGCTCGTTGTGCTTCAGCCGTCCAAACAACAAGGATTTGACCGTATCAACGCCAACAGGGAAAAGCTGTGCGCCCTTCTTTAGCGCTCTACCTTTGTAGTCCACGTCTACCTTCGATGCCTTCCCGAGCGGGGGTTTGCCCTTCTGCGACATACCCTTAATCGCAATCACACCCATCGCCGCACGCTCACGGCTGTATTGGTAAACCTCTTGGGTGTGGTGGCCGCCGCTATCGATCGCGCAGCACAACACCTTCATCTGTTCACCAGCCTCATTCACATAAGGCTTCTGCAAAATCTCGTCCAACTGCTTCCACACCTCGGGCCTAGACGGGCTTCCGTAAATCTTCACGCGGTCGATCAACCAACCCTCTTCCTCGCGGCCCCAGCCCCATACGCTGAGCGACAGCCGGTCATCCTGCACGTCACATCCGATCGTCAACGCCAGCGCGCTTACCGGCGGCACATACTGCTCATATTCCTCACCCGCAGCGCGCTCCAACAGCGAATCTGCGCCAATCTTCGACGCATACTCGTCCTCCCATGTCTCGCCCAGCACCGTATTAACGAACGTCTTCAATTGCTCGGCGTCGTTCTTGGCATCCAAAAACTCCTCCACCAGATTCGGCCACGTCGCATTCGGGCTGTAGCTATACGCCGCCCAAATATGAAATCCCACATGCCGACCATTTCCTGGCGCAGTCGGCCGCCACTCGCCGCGCTCCACCATCCAGCGCTTCTTTGAATGCGGAATCCATACCCCACATTTCTCGCAACAATACGAAGCGGTCTCAGGATCGCCGTCACGCCACTTAATATTTGGCCATTTCAGGTACTGCATATGTTCGCAATCGGGACAAGGCACGAAATAGCGGCGCTGATCCGTCTGCAGGAACATGCGCTCTACACGACTGAAATCCTTAACTGTCGGCGTGCTACCAGCAACAATCGTGCGATTCCAGTAGTACTCCGTCCGTCGGATGCCCAGCTTGATCTGGTCGCCCTCAGCGCCCGCTGACAACGGATAGCCATCCACCTCATCAAACAGCACCACCCTCCGACTCACGCGACGGAAGCCACGCGGCGAATTCGCGCCCACCATGCTCAGCGTTCCACCCGGAAACTGCTTCTGCAAAATCGTGTTCGCACCATCCTTCGCCTTCGACTCACTCACCAAGCCACGCAAACAAGGCGTATCGCGCAGCATCGGCGCAATCTCTTCCTTTGAATACCCCTGCGCGTCCTCGATCGTCGGCTGCACCAGCATGATCGGGCACGGATCCTGGTGAATATGGAATGCGATCGTGTGATTCAAGATCTTGGAGTACCCCACACGCGCGCTCTTCATCACAGTCACCTGTTCGACCTTCGGATCCGTTATTGCGTCCATAATTCCTTTTTGATACGGCAAAGTGTGCCATCTGCCGCCTTCTGCGCTGCTTTCTGCGCTTAAAAACGCATAACGGTCCGCCCACTCGCTCAAAGTGAGCTTCTCAGGCGGCTTAAACGCCTTCCATGCCGCATTTTCAAGCTTAAGTAGATTACTCATCAACACTCTCCGCTAAATCTTCAAGGGTTTCGCGCACAATATCCTCAAGCATCGTCACCGCATCAGTATCAAGATCCGGGATTCTTTGCTTCGCCTTGGTCGGTATCCCCATAATCTTCGTCCGCGCCAGCGTCACAATCTCGACCCACTTCAACTCAACCTCCTCAGCCTTGACCAGCAATCCCTCCTTCTGTTGTCTTTCCAGCTCAAGCAGCTCTGCTTTCAGGTGCTCAGTCCTTGCCCTGCTCTCGTCATAGTCAGGAATCGATTCTTGCGTCTTGCCTAATCTTGGCGCGCGAGGCTGCTTCTCCCGCTGTCTTACTGGCCCAACGTTGATGCGAGTTTGAGTGTTCTTTGCCCACTCTTCCCGCATTGTGTTGCTGTCTATTTTTTCCGTGCCATCAGCATCAACCACCACGGACAGCCTATTTTCCTTGATCGCGTTGTAGATCGACTGACGGCTCACGCCAAGCACTCGCGATGCCTCAGTTTTGGTAAGTAAAGTCATTTTCTAATGTTTGACAAATTTTATTCCAGCGTTGCTCAGTAAAAAACGGCTGCTTTGTGTACCAGCGGTAGGGATGATGGTCAAATTTGGAGTAATTGCATTTTGCGCACGCTGGAACAATGTTCCTCCGACCGTGCTCGCCTCCCCTGGAAATCGGCCAAACATGCTCCACCTGCAGGTCACAGGAATTGTCTCCGCAATATGCGCAACTATAGTCAAACAATGCAAAGTGAGCGGAAATGGCGCCTGGTGTCAGGTGCTCTGCTGTGTTCCCTCTAATTTTTGCTTTTCGAGCTTTGGCCTTAGACCTGTTATAAAAGCGCAGTTCGCTGCTAATCAGATATTTCAGCTTCCAGCGGTGTCTGTGATGCCTAGCTTTTTCTTCGGCCCAGTATTCTGGAAATACAGTTTTCATTTGCTTTTCTTGCTTGGCAACTAGGTCAACAATGGGGCAACTACTGCGCCTTCTTCTGAGCGAAGCGTTCAGCTTGGCCTCAAGCGCAACCTGTTCTCTTGGCTTTGCGCCAGCCTGTCTTCTGTATCGCGTGCGCTGAGCAAGTATTTGATCTCGATTTTCAGCTCTTCTTTGAGCCCATCGACCGCTTTCGCGATCGCGTGCATACTGCTCTCTACTTCTATGCTTGTAATTTGCTTTGTTTTTCAGATAATGTGCCCGAGCGCGCGCTTTGAGCACTTCTGGGTCTGTGTTTAATCTTTTTTCTTTTTCGCATTCAATGCACGCGCCTTTTCTTCTAAGGCTGTAGCCGGTTTTGTGCCAGTTGTGCTGCTTGGGGCAGAGAATGCCGAGATATTTTCCTTCAGGGACGCCAGACGCAGGGTTGTCTATGAATTTGATAAGCCAGTCCTGTGGATGCCTTGTGCCGGTTTTGCAGCCAGCGCAGTGAGAGATGGGGACACCTTTCGGCGAAACGTAAGTGCTTCTAAGCGAAAAATTGGTTCCAGGCCACAGGTGTCCGTACTTGCAAGGGATGCCAAGCCTCCACTTCGTCGAATCAAATGTGTACACCAAGCTCAAGACTGTAAAGCTGTCAAACTATGCTTTACATGTTAGCATTATCTGTTTTACTGGGCTGGGGATTGTATGCGTTTATGCGCGTAAAGCTATTTTGAAATTTCGTGCGTCGCTTTATGGAGCGACT